AGCCTTGCAGCTGCTGGCGGCACACCAGGATGTCAGCCTGAAGGCCTACGAAAACGGCGGCAATCCGAAGATTGCGCTCGTCCACCCAGGCAAGCTCAGCCTTGAGGTGATGCAGAAGATGGAGAACGAATTCGGCAAGCGCCACGGCGGCAGCATGAATTCCGGCAAGCCCTTGGTTCTTGCTGAGGGGATGAAGGTCGAGCGAATCAGCTCGACGCTTGACGATCAGGGGCTTGACAGCGCGCGCAAGTACAGCATCGGCGATGTGTCGCGCATCTACGGCGTGCCAGCCTCCTACCTCTCCGAGAACATCGGCAGCGGCTACGGCACGATGGAATGGCTGACGCGGATGTATGTCGAGTCGTGCCTTGCGCAATGGTTCGCTGCATGGCGCTCCGAGATCATCGCGAAGCTCTGCGGCGTCGGCGAAAAGGTCGCTTTCGATACCGATGATCTTGCACGGCCCGGCCTTGCGGAGACGATGGCGGCGCTCCGGACGGGCGTCGAGTCGGGAATCATCACCCGAAACGAAGCGCGCTCGCACCTCGACTACCCGCCGCTTCCTGGCCTCGACACGCCGACGCTTGCGCTCAATGTCGGCACCGGCGGCGGCTCGACCAACATCGGAAGCGACACAAGCGCCAACTCGGGGACACCCAATGATTTCTAGGCGAGACATCGCATCGCTTGAGCACCGCGTGGAAGGGCGCACCCTGCAAGGCGTGGCCGCGGTCTACGGGCAACGGTCGCGCGAGCTGCGCGAGAACGGGCGCGTGTTCACCGAAGTGATAGCGCCGGGCGCTTTCGGCGACACCGTCGGCGGCGACATCAAGCTGTTCTACAACCACAACCCGTCGATGCCGCTTGCCCGCACGCGGAGCGGAACGCTGAAACTGGCCGACCACGCGGACGGATTGCACTACACCGCAACCCTTCCTGACACCACGCTTGGGAACGATGTTCGCGAGTTGATGCAGCGCGGTGATTTGAGCGGCGAGATGAGCTTCGGGTTCTATGTGACCCGTGACAGCTGGAACGCGAGGAAGTCAGAACGGACCGTCCACGAAGCGCGGCTCGTGGAAATTTCGGTGGTGGTTGACGCCGCATACCCCCAGACCCAATCAGCCCTCCGCCATGTCGGCGGCGGCTTCGCGTCGGCGCTCCGCGCACGGCTCGACTTGCACAGGAACAGACTCCGATGAAGAACAGCACCAACGACCTCACCGAGGAACTGAACGGAATCACGCACCAGTACCGCCGCGCTCTCGACGCGTTCGAGCAGCGCACGGGCCTGGCGCCGCAAAGCGTCGATGTCCAGGGCAGCGGCGAAGAGAAGGAAATGGTTGCGCGCATGGATGCGGACCTGACCTTGACCGAACTGCGCCGGCAGAACGCCGAGCTTGCCGCTCAGAACGCGCTGCTGTCCAAGCGCCCGCAGCTGGAGAGCCGCGCGTCCGCTGGGCGCCTCTCCGACGCGAACGACCCCGACAGCCCCGCCTACGCGGCGCGATGGCTCAAGGCCGTCTCGTCCGGCAACCCGGCAGAGCTCCGCGCGCTGTCGCTCAGCAGCTCAAACGCCGCAATCCCCACCGATATGGAGCGCCGCATCGTTGAGCGCCTCCAGCAGGTGAATGTGATGCGCAGCATCGCCGTCGTGCGCACGATCAACAGCAAGCGCAGCATCTCCGTCGAGAACGCGCTTCCGACCACCAACCTAATCGGCGAAGCCTCCAGCGTGACCGCGTCAGATCCGAGCTTCTCGACGGCTATTTCGGTGGTTCCCTACAAGTTGGTCACCCGCACCACGCTTAGCCAGGAGTTCATCGAAGACGCGATCGGACAGGGCGACCCGGGCACCGGCCTTCAGTATGTCGCCGACCGCCTCGCAATGTCGATGGGCCTCAAGCAGGAGGAGTACTACACCGCGGGCACGGGCAGCTCTGAGCCGCAGGGCATCGCCGGAACGGGCAGCGGCATCACGCAGACAACCGATCTTGGCTCAGGCGCCGCGCTCACCACGGTCACCGCCGACAACCTGATTGACACCGTGCACTTGGTGCCGGTCGCCTACCGAAACAGCCCGCGGTTCCGCTGGCTGATCAGCGATGCGTTCCTCCGCGCGGTGCGCAAGCTCAAGAACAGCGTCACCACATCCGGCGCAACCGAGTACATCTGGTCCCCGGGCACGGCGAACGCAAACTCGCTTGTCGGCGGCGCGCCGGCGACGATCTACGGCGTCCCGTACTCGGTCGGACAGTATGTTCCGACCACGACCGCAAACGGCGCAACCTACGCGGTGGTCGGCGACTTCTCCTACTTCGAGATTTTCGACCGCACGGGCATTACAAGCATGACCGACCCGTACAGCGCGATGTCCACCATGCAGACCAACCTGTATGTGTACTCGCGCACCGACTCCAAGGTGATGTTGCCCGCGGCATTCGCGAACATCATTGGCTGATCGATCCCCTTGCTGACTTCCCGGAGGGGAAACCCTCCGGGCGGTTTTAAATGACCGTTCCCCTGAGCACAATCAAAGACGCGCTGAAGATCGACTACAGCGACGATGACGCGCAGCTGACTCGGTTGCGAGACGCCGCATGGGCGCACATCGAACGGCGCACCCAGCTAGTGCTGACTCGGTCAGACCAAACGATGTACATCGGCGACTTCAAGAGCGATGTCCTTCCTCCGCGTCATCCGTTTGCATCGGTGACATCAATCACCTACACCGCGCTTGACGGCAGCTCCGTCAGCCTTTCGGCGTATTGGGTTGACAGAACTGAGCCGATGCCGATGATTCGATTCCTCGACAGGCCGCAAGTCAAGGAAGGGACCGCCGTCGCGATTGTCTACATCGCCGGCTACACCGAGATGCCAGGCGAGATCGTGCACGCCGTCATTGCCCTTGTCGGAGCGTGGTACAGCAATCCCGAGGCGCTTCAGCCAACCGCAATGTCGAGCGTTCCGCTTTCGCTGGACTACATTCTGGAGTCGATCAGCGTGAGGAGCCTCATTCGATGATTTCCGGCGGCGTCCTCACCAACAAGGCGACGCGCCTGATCGCGTCGAGTAGCCGCGACCAGATCGGTCTTCGCGCCGACACCTGGACGAGCGGTGCATCGTTTCGATGCGACCTTCGCAACGACAGCTCCAACGAACAGACGCTCGCCGACGGCATCGCTGTGCGGCGCGCCTACGAAATCCGCGCGCGATGGAGAGCCGTCGAAAACTCCGGCTTGACCGAGGCTGATCGGCTCAGCGTCAACGGAAGGGTGCTGCGGATCACGGCAATTCGCGACATGGCCGAGAAGCACCGCGTGGCCATCATCAGCGCCGAGGAGATCGACTGATGCCGGTCATCCAGGAAGCGATTCGTCAGATGCTCGTCAACAACGCGGGCACGCTTCCGAGCGCGCGGATCTCCTACGGCTACCGCCCGCAGAACGATGCGCTTCCCGCGGTCACTTTCACGCTGTCGGGGGACAACGCGGTATCTGTCGGCGGCTCGCCGCTCCGACAGGCCGACCTCCGAATCAACGGCATCGCCGAAACCGCGCTCGGCGCCGCTGAATTGATACCGCTCATTCGCTCCGCGTGCGCGGTCGGGACCTACGACACCAAGGCCATTCACGCGGTGGTTTTCATTGCCGAAGAGCTTGCTGACCCGGTGACGGGAATCAGCGACGAACAGGAACCGAGCATCGCCACCGTCTCAGCGACGGTCTACTACCAGGACTAAAGCATGGCCGTCCACAACACCAACTCCGTTGTCATCACCGCCGGCGGAACAACCCTTGCCGGATTCATTGCCGATTTCACCGTAACGCTCAACATGAGCACCGTCGAGGTGACTAGCGTCGGCGACAGCGACCAGTTCCATGTGCCGGGAATCCGCAGCGGAACGGCTCAGGGAACGCTGTTCTACGATCAGGCAAACTCAGCAATCAGCGCGCTTGAGCTCGCGCGCCGCAACGGCACCGAGGTTACTTTCGTGTTCACCTGGCACACAAGCGCGAGCTACACCTGTCAGGCGCTCGTAACTTCGTTCGTCCCGACCGTCGCGCCGGGCGATGTGGTCAAGGCGTCGATCTCCCTTCAGATCACGGGAGCCGTGACGATTGCGTGACCTCCGCGACATCCTCTTGCTCAAGCCGAAGCCGTGGCAGTTCGGCGGGTTCGACTTCTCGCTTGCGCGGCCTTCCGTGATCGACCTGATCACGCTCACCGAGATCAACGGACGTGACATCGCCGAGGCAAAGCTCTGGGCGCTCTCTCGCCATCTCTGCACCGAGGAAGGCGCTCAGGTGTTTCCGACGCCAGAGGACGCGAAGCAATGCCCTGCGCCTCTCGGCGCCGCCGCAATCACGGCGATCGAAGGGCTGTACGGCGAAGGCTTGGACTAGGGAAGGCGGGGCGGCAAACGCTGCTCCGCTACATCTTGCGGTCCAAAAAGGAGCCGTGGGAAAGATCGGTACTTGAGCTGGCGATTGAACTGGATATCCCCGATTGGGCAGGAATACGAAAGCAGCTCAATGACATGGCGCGCCAAACCCAACCTCAACAGCCTTGCTGAAGTGAAGCAAGCGCTTGACCAGTACGCGATCGATGTGCAGGATCGCATCACCAAAAGCGCTCTGCGGCAGTTCGCGAAGGATGAATGCGCGCGCATCAAGGCCGCGCGAGGCGCGGTCTACGCGGCGTCGAGCAAGCACCTTGGGTACAAGATCAAGTTCTGGCCGAGCGGCATCGTGTGGCTTGGCGTCGCTGACCGCATCATTCCCGGGTTCAGCATGGCGAACAGCGGCAGCAATCGCAACATCGGCGGGCGCGCGAAGCGCCGCATCTACGACGAAGAGGGGCTTGGATGGCGAACCCATTTCGGCGAGCTGGGGTTCCACACCTGGCCGCGCGGCGCTCCCCATGACGGCGTCGGCATCGGATGGAAGAAAGGACTGCGCCACCGAGGCCGCGGCGGCTACCACCGAGGCACGCGCGCAAGCGAGATCGTGCACCGGACCTTTGGTCCCCAGGTGCTCTCCTACCTGATCCGTGAGCTCCGATTTATGGCTGACAAGGCAACGAAGGGACGCCGCGCGCGCCGCGGCGCAATCCCACGATTGCAGCAAGGACTTGCCGCATGAAACTGCCGACCCTCAATGTCGATGTCGCGGTGAACACCTCCGGCATGAAGAAAGATGTCGAGCGCGCAAACAAGCAGCTGCAACAGATCGGCGGCAAGGGTCTGGCTTTCGCCGGCGGATCGTTCGGCAAGTTGGGATCCCTTGGCGGGCTTGGCGGCGGGTTGGGCTCGGCGGCGATCGGAGTGGGCGCTTCCGCGCTCGCCGCGGCGGCGCCGTTTCTGGTGATGTCCAAGGTCGTTGACGGCTTCACAAGCGCGATGAAGCAAGGCCAAAGCGCGGTCGAGTCGTTTGCGAAGACAGGCAAGACGGGCGGCATGAACATTGCCGCGGCGCTGCCGCTTGCGATGGCGTCGGCGAAGACCAACGAAGTGCAGAAGCAGGGATTCTTTGAGGGAATCAGCACAGCGTTCTTTGCCGGCGCGACCGACCAGTACGGCAACACCGGCGGGCTCATGGCCTTCATGCAGGAAATCCCGCTGTTGCTCCGCGGCCTCGCGGCTATGGCGGGTTCGCAGCTCTCCGGCGGAAGCCAGGCGGAACAGGTGCGGCAGTTTGGAATGCACTCAGCGGCGAGCCAGGGCGCTGCGATGTCTTACATGACGCAGGAGGAGCTCAAGAGCCTCTCCAAGGTCATTGAACAGCAGACCCGCAACCAGAGGGAGCAAGGCACCTAATGGCGTTCTCACGCTCGAGCACCGACTGGGAAGGCTCTCGGATCGACTGCCAGGTTTCCGAGGGCACGATGGGCGAATTCTCTACCATCGTGGAGCGGTGGTTTGTCAGCCGCAAGCGCGCGACATCCGACTTTGCCGCGGCGAGCTTGCCCTATGACTTCGACATCATGCGCGCGCAGACTGCCGGCGGCGGTCCCGTCATCCCGAGGATTGGCGCGGGCTACCCCACGGGAACGGGCGTCACTTGGGAAGACACCGCGGCGCTGCGTTTCATCAGCGTTGCGCCCGCCGCCAAGGGTTTCATCGTCACGCTGACATACAGCACAATGTACTTTTACGCGACGAATGCCAAGGGGCTTGCTCCGGGCGCCGAGACGCTCGCGAGCGCAACAAACCTTGCCGCAAATTCGTTCCTTCAGGCCAAGGTCATGCCGACCGTCAGGACGCGATCCACGCTCGCCTACAGGTCGCAATCGTCTGGCAGCTGGGTGCCGAGCCCGACTACCGACGCATCGGCTTCCGACATCGGCGGCGTTGCGCTCGGCGCGGGCCGCGGGCAACAGATCGACATCCGACAAGTCGCTCTCAAGCTTCGGCTCATCATTGACAACGAAATTACCGGGCAGAATGTCGATGCCGTCACCGGGATCATCCAGCAGTACTCTGGCAAGCGAAACAGCGCACCGTTCCTAGGCTACGCCACCGGCACGCTCGTCTGCGAGGGTGGCGCGCTCAATCACATCCAGCATGAGTACTACGAATTCGTGCTTGACTATCTGTGGGACGAGTGGGCGCACAAGGACCAGATCCCCGAGACGGGCGCCGATGGCCGTCCGCTTATGACGGGCTCCGCTCCGTCCGATGTCCGATTCCGAAGAGTCGCGCGCGACAGCGTCAATTTCAACGACATCTGGCCAGCGAGCGATCAGGGCCTGAGCTACAAATTCCAAGCGTTCAAGGGGGTCTGGTATTAACCGCACCGACCTTGCCTACAGGCGCTCGACCGACCTTGAACGCGCTACCCGCGCCGTGCAGGGCTCGGAGTTGCCGTGGGGATGGCTCGCGCGCGTCAATTCATCGTCGCCGATCAGCGGCAGCAGCTACCGATTCCTGTACGCATGGAGCGAAGGCACCGTTGCCGGGACAAGCCCCTACGCGCCTTCAGTCAAGACGGGCGGCATGACGGGAAACGCGCTGAGCGTTTCGGAGCTGAGCAACGGCACTACCTACAGCTACGGAGTGATCGCCGCAAACCTCCCCGCCGGATTCCTGCCGAAGGCAATACCAAACGGCACCTATGTCTGGGTTGTGCCATTTAGGGCTGTTGACGGCGCGGAGATCTACCTTATCGTTAACGCCCAGGCCATCGACGGAGTCTGCCCATGAGCGCAACCGGACTTGACATCATCATTGAGCAGGGCTCGACCTACACGCTGGTTCACACCGCGCCAAAGTCGCTCAGCGGTGCAACGGCGCGGATGAAGCTTCGGCGGCAGCACGGCCTCACCGATCAGGTGTTGAGTCTCGTCAGCCCCACGAACATCGTGTTGACGGTGCAGGGAAACACGACCACGATCACGGTGACGATCAGCGCGACGGATACCGCGGGACTCGCTGCTCCGGGGGTTTCTGCAAACGGCGTCTACGACCTTGAGACGGAGCTTTCCGGCGTGGTGGAGCGCCATCTTGAGGGAATGTGGTTCCTTTCACCAGAGGTCACGGCATGATCACGATAAAGACACAGATCGCAGGAACGGTTCCGTTCAACACCGCCGGATTCGGATCTATCCGCATCCTCAACGGCGTGAATTGCCAGTTCTCCATCAGCGAGGACGGGGACCGAGCCGACATCCCATCCAACGATTTCAGCATTGTCGCCGACTTTGCTTCATTCACCATCTACGGAAACGGGATGACCGTTTCCATTATCAAGGAGTAGCGCAGATGCCAGTCCAGATTCTCACGCGCGTCAGCGTCAACGCCAACAGCGGCGCTTTCGTGCAGCTCGCCGCAGCACCGACCGGCGAGATTCCCGTGATCCTGTACAGCTACACCGCCTACAACCTGGTCTATGGCGTTGACAACGCCACCGACGCGCTTGCCGAGGCGACCGCAAACCGGGTGCTGCTTCAGAACGCCAGCGTGAACAATTCCATGGTTCTTGACCTGTGCAAGACATGGGTCCGGTCGAACGGTTCCGCATCCGAGCTGTACATGATCAGGCAGCACTAGGATGACGATGGAAAGCATCGCCGCCATCATTGCGCCGTTCGTCGCCGTGCTCGGCGCGAGCGCTTGGCTTCATGGAGTGCTCGCCGACCTGAAGTCTCAGATTGCATCGCTCACACAGCGGGTGCTTCACCTTGAACAGGAGGTGGAACGCTTGCGCAACACGAAGGAACGACTCAATGCGTAGCTGGAGAACCACAATTGCGGGCGTCGCGTCGATCGTCGCTGCCGTTGCGACGGCCCTTGTTGCGATCCTCGACAACGACCCGCTCACGGTGCCCGATTGGACGGCTCTTGGCGCGATGATCGCGCTTGGGCTCGGCCTTGTCGCGGCGCGTGACAACAAGGTCACTTCGGAGCAAGCCAATAAGCCCCTTGTATGAGATCATCCGCGCAATCCTCGACTCGCTCGCGCGGTACCTCGCGACTCCCCGCGTGGTGCGCGTGGTCGGCGGTGGCAAGCGCCTTGCTGACCGGGTGCGGGCCGCGATTCGTGCCCGCGCCCGACAGCCCGATGTTGATCCTTGAGGCGCGCGGCAAGGTGCGCGTCGCGATGGATGACAACGGTACGCTGGTCGAGATCGGATGGATCGACGCCGCGGAGCTGAACGGCCAGACCGTCGTGCAATTCGATTGGACGCGTGAATGAACACGGCGCGCCTTTGCTGCTGCGAGCCAGGCACTACAGAGGAATGTCCTGTGTCTTCGTGCCCTTGCGCGTCGAGCTATTCCGTCTCTGGATGCTCGGTCAACTACGGCTACCAGAACTTTTCGAGCCCGCCCGTCTGCGCAAACTGCGGACAGGGCGGGTGCTACAAGATCGATTGGGCGATCACGGTGAGCGGCGTCCAGCTGGGGCCGCTTGTTGTCACGCGCGGCGGCGGCATCGGCGAGCAGCTCCCATGCTGCTACTACGGCGAAGGCGAGATGCGAATCACATACTCGGTGTCTTTCACCGAGTCGCGGCATTGCAGCGGCGCGAGAAACACCAGCTACCCCACGCAGTCATTCACGGGGACCATCGATGTGCCGATGTCCCTCTCGGTCTACTGCCGCCCAACGGCGAACACCGCGGGTTGCGGGCGAAACTTCGGGGCGATCCGCAGCTACGCGCACAAGCTTCAGATCTGCAACTGGCCGATTGAGTGCAGCGATGTGATGATTGCCGGAGCGATTGATGCAATCACCAATGAATGCACGGCGGGCGTGACTTGCGACGACGGCGACAACTGCGAGTTTGGGCCGTTCTCACTTTGGTGCGGCGGGGCGAACATCACCTATGTCTCGCGCTACCAATGCCTAGACACCCTGCTGCCGGCGGACTCGGCGTGCCAGGGCTTCTACGGCGGCGGTCCGCTTTGCGGAGATGGCATCGATCCCTACCTTCTAAGCAGAGTCGCCGCGAACGGACCCTTCGCGTGTTTCCTCCGCGAGGAATGCGATGCTGGAGCGGCTGAGCCGTGCGACCAGACCTTCAGCACGGTCAGCGCGTTTCTCCCGACCATTGCTCACGGCAACACCCCTTCGGTG